AAAGCTCCACCGAATACCCCTGCAACACCGAGCATATGGAACGGATGCATAAGGATATTGTGCTCTGCCTGAAAGACAAACATAAAATTGAAAGTCCCTGAAATACCAAGAGGCATACCATCAGAGAAACTCCCTTGTCCAAAAGGATATACAAGGAAGACAGAAAAGGCAGCTGCGACTGGAGCTGAATAAGCTACGCATATCCATGGTCGCATTCCTAATCTGTAACTAAGTTCCCATTGGCGTCCCATGTAAGAAGCGATACCAATGAGGAAGTGGAAGACAACGAGTTGATATGGTCCACCATTGTAGAGCCATTCATCAAGGTTCGCTGCTTCCCAGATCGGGTAGAAATGTAGCCCAATTGCATTGGAGCTTGGGACAACGGCTCCTGAGATGATGTTGTTTCCATAGAGTAGAGATCCTGCGACGGGTTCACGGATGCCGTCAATATCGACGGGAGGTGCGGCAATGAATGCCAGTATAAATGCGGTTGTTGCTGTTAATAAGCAAGGTATCATGAGGACACCAAACCACCCCACATAGAGGCGGTTGTTGGTGCTCGTTACCCATTCACAAAATCTATCCCAATTGGAATTAGTTAGGGTAGCAGTGGTCATTAAGCCTCTGCCCCTGCTACTGTACCATCGGTTGTATTACCTACAACTTTACTGCACTGAGCTACCTGAGCAGCTTTAGTACCAGTATCATTGTAAGGTATAAACCAACGATCACCTGTAGCATTTACTTTATATTTCACTACCATAGCATTAGCTCTGGCAGATGGATCGTATGCTTTAGACATAATTAGAATTGTACGTTGGACCGTTCGAGTTTGTCATACACGTCCTGACGGTAGGCAGGATCGCTATCGTAACGAGGGTCTGACATAGCTCTGACTACTTCAGCTTGACTGCGGAATCCATCAACAGCTCTAGCTGCTTTGCCAGTTAACATCCTACCTTCGTAACCTTCTTGGGCTTCGTACTCAGATCTAAGTCCTGATACTGCTATCTGTATAGCTGTAGCATTACCTTGATCTATCATACTATTGAAAGCATCTAGCTTTCTTTCTGTTAGGTTATCAGCTGCCCATTCTGTTAACCTATTATATTCAGCCTCACCTCCAGCGGAGTTATAAACTGAATTCATTTCTGCATCAGTTAAGTCTTCTGAGTAACCACCTTGGTTAGGGTTGTTCTCTTGTATTGCAATGTATGCATTAACAAGATCACTGCTACTCATTTCTTTAAACTGTTCGATAGTGTCTGGAGAAAGCTGTCCTTCGTTAGCATAGTATTCATCAGAAGCTTCAGTGATAAGTTCAATACCTGCACTGGTTGCTTCATCATAATACTCATCATCATCTAATGTGGATTGCTCCTCTTCGTCAATATCACCAGACCCCATCTTTCTCTGGAGTTCGAGATATGCATTTTCTAATTCCTCTGCATTCTCAAACTTACCAGCGTATAGATCTGCTTCTTGTTGACCTAATCGTTCTGCAACCTCCAAGGAATTTTGTTCATCGGCGGAGAACTCAGGTGCATTAGCCTCTGTTGGATTATAACTTAATGTTTCCGTCATTCTTTACTCCTTGTGCGGTGGTTACTTTTAAATTTCCTAGACCTACTGTTGTTACTAGGTCAGGGTCGGCACCAATATGAGCCTTAGCTGCAATAGCAGTAGGTATAGCGGTGTCATTATCCTGTAAGGTTTGGGGTTTACTAACCTTGGGCAGGGGTTTCTTCTTCGCCCGTGTTGGGCGGCTGGCCTTGGTTGTTCTCATTTGGGTTTAGTTGATCGTATCCGTCGTTCATAAGTCTACCCACAGCAGGGTTCTTACTTGGGTCCATCATTGGAGTGCCTGCTAACTGACCAGCTTGTTTAAGTAGCTCGCCTTGTTGCATTTCTTGCATCTGTTGTTGCTTCTCTTGAGCCATAGTTTCAGGCGTCTTGACAAGATTCAGTGCATCAATACCTTGAGCTGCAGCGAGTCGTTTAACGTACTCACCTGGGTCAAGGAATTTCATCATCATTTCTGGACCAACAGTTTGTGAAAGAGTTGTAGCAAATCTAATTAAACTTTCTTCATCTTGTCCTCTACCTAGTGCATTAACTCCAGCAATAATCTGAGGGCGTACCGCATCTTTAGGGATCTTAGGGATCTCTTTGTTACGCTGTAGTATATGTAATGTTCTAGCTAGATAAGGTTCTAAAAATTCAACTGTGAGTAAGCTGAATAGCCCACCCAATTGTTGCTCTAATTCCATCTGCGTGAGGCGTACCTCTTCTGCAGTAGTTCTCTCACTTTGTCTGACATTTAGTACAAGGAAAGCTTCATTGATCCGCTTCTCCAGATTCATCATCTGTTCTTGTGCTGTTCTAAAGTCAGCTGTTTTACCAACCTGTATAACACCTACATCATCAGGTCTACCCTGAACGATTGCACCGTTACCAGCATCAGCAATTGTTTTTGGTTTTGTAGTTGAGCTTGGTGATACCAAGAAGACTACCTTAGCTGCAGCAGCTGATCCCTCTACGAGAGACTGGGATAATCCTTCTAGGGATCTAATGTCCCCAAGGAATTCTTCCACTCTACCCCGTCCATAATCTTCTCCGTCCACAGTATTGAATCTCAATACCAGCCAGGGAGAAGTATTCTTAGGAGCAGTGCTACGACTGCCAGGTAATATATTATCAAATGCTTCCTGATGCCATACCCATCTACCATTATCATCGAGTCGGACGTAAGTATACACTTCTACGTCTTGATCACCAGATCCTGTCTTGTAACCGTCTTCCCCTGGGGGATTAGGTAAAGGTACTGGCAGATCATCACCAAGTATCTTCCGACTTATTAGTTCCTTTGTTACTATCTCACAAACATTACCGTTACCATCTCGATTAACTACGAAACGGTTAAGGGGATAGTTTTTGAGACCATCTTTACCCATGAATATCAATGCGTTACCAGAGACTATCAAATGTTTGAGAGCTTGGTGTACTACTACTCTATCATTAGAGGCACTGATAAATTGCATGACCATCCTTTCCATTTTAGCAAAGGATAGATCCATTTCACTCCTAATTTTTGGGTCAAATTCTACACCGATTTTATTGTCTTGGATCTGTAGTTTGAAGAAGCTTGTCTGTGGAGGTAGCAATGCTAACATAAGCTTTGCTGCCAAATTGACAACCGACTTGGCTCCTACTGACTGCCAAGGTGTGTGTAGTTTCTGATGTTCAGGTCGTGAACTGAGATCTTCTTGAACAAGATAAGGCAACGTTAATCTAGAACACTCAACTGCGGTATGAAGGAACTGAGTTCTACCTCTAGTGAGTTGAGAGTATCTATCACGTGCTTTCATTAGTATGTTCCGCCAGATGTTTTACTAGACTGAGATTTAGCTTTAGGTTTAGTCTTTAAAGATGATTTCCTTTGAGGACTATAGTCTCCTCTGTTATATAGTTCATCACCTCCTAATGCTTGTGGTTTGTTTACTTCTGGTCTTTCCCATGCATCACCCCACTGAACGTTTGTAGTGTTGTTAGCTGCAGGGCTTGTTGTATTTCCTATACACATAATTTTATGATACTATTTTTTCAGATTGTTTGGTTGGTGTTTTTAATTTAGCTTTCTTAGGAGACAAATCCTTTGTAGCATCCTGAGAATAATCTCCTCCGAGACCTAGTAATTTATTATTAACTGTATCTGGAGGTGCTGTGAATTCACTTTCCCAAACTTTTTTCTTAGGTTCCTTGTATTCATAACTTGGACCTCCTCCTCCTAAACACATAACATGACCTCCTATACTGGTGTATTAATACCAGATGATGGAGCAGTATTTGTATTAGGATTTAGTTGTGCAGCAGGGTCAATAGCTCCTAAATTTTTAACTCCTTCTCTTGTCTTCTTAATCTCAAGGGCTTTCTTTTTCCTTGTAGATAGCTTTTGCTTCTCTGTTTGTTCATCATCCATTCTATCCGCTTGAGGGATATCAGCAGGAGGTGCAGCTGTCTTTGGTGGTGGTGCAGGTGCCATCCTTGGGGGAGATGGTGGCGGCTTTGGTGAACCGAGACACATGTTATTCGTCCTCTTGTAATTTGTTTCTTATATATTCTACCACACTAGCTTGACCAGCACGGTACATGATTGATTCGATTGGTTCT